TGCTGCTTCTGTTAGTTCTTCGCAGTGACCACGCAATTTTTCCATCAGCATTTCTGCTTGTGCATATGATGAACACTTGCAATATTTCTGGAGTAACTGTAAGTACCCCCACCATCCTCCTTCCTCTGGTCCACCGTAATACGAAACGTTTTCATAAAGAGAAAGGTAGCATTCTTGTGCTACCTCACTGTCTTCAATGATCTCGTCCCATGCTTGTAAAAAAATGCTTTTATCACTCATCGTCATCATCCTCTTTAACTTCTATGTATATTGGTTTGCCAAACTTGACTGGCATTACTCTGTTGCCATGGCATTTATAACAATCTACGTCATACACACCATCAAAATAATCTTCTGCATAGCCACCGTCGTACAAGTCTTCATGCGTTAGACCATTGCTATCCACAGAAGGATTAACGTGATGCCCTTTGCCATCACATGTATTGCACGTCTCATACTTAAACTTGTACCAAACCTGTTTGTTATCTTCAGTGTCATACTTGTGTCTCACGATCATTTTCTGTTCGTTGATGTCTATCCACCAACGATCACGACCACCGCGTACACGGTGGTCATGATAGTGGTTTCTGTCCTCTAGACTAAACCATTCACTCATTGTTTCAACTCCATAAACTCACATACAGACAGTGCTTGTGCCCTAGACACAACAGTTATAGGCGCAAGTACTTCTGCGAATCCAATCATGCAATGACGTTCACTATACATGCTGTACTCTGTGTCGTGGCAATGCCATTCAATGCCACTACGTAATCGCAAACATCCAATTTCACGTCCAAGTCTACGCCTTATTTTGATGGCACATGGATCACCGTAGTGTGGCTCTATGTAGCAAGCAATGTAGTCGTTCGGGGTGTTATCCCCGAACGTGCTCCAAAACGTATACTTAATCGGTCTGAATACAAAGCTCATTGAATTTTTCTTTCATTGTTTCAACAGAATCATAACGAACATATATAGGCCTCTTGTCCCATACATTTTGTCGTATGTTAGATATAAGGTTCTTATTCCATGCTGCATCAGTATCTTTGTTCACATTGGTTTTAAGTCCGAACCAATAATGTTTTACTGAATCATCACTGAGATACAGCGATGGATATTCTTTTCCAATCCATGTGAGTCCAAACTTGTCTATCCATACTTCCGGGAATACCTCGCGCATATCTTTTGTGTTGCACATTGCAATGAATCCAAACTGATGATTAATAATATTGAACCTAGTGACAAATACATTAAGTGTTTTGTCATTGATCTCTGTACCATGTCTGGTGTACATAGTTGCAAAGATAATTGATTCAGTAATGCCAGAAAGTTCTTCACGAACGATGCTAGGACAGTTGGTTGTGTCGTATGTAAGTGCCATTTTAAACTCTTTCTGTGCGTTGTTAGTGAGACGCACCCCTCACATTTATACTAAACGAGTTCGACTAAGTCGCTGTTGTCACGACCAGTAGATGCTACAGCTTTGTCAAACTGTGGCATCGACGTAGCTACGTACTTCCAGAAATCAAACGCTACAGGAGGGAGATCAATGTCCTTGATGATTACATTAAAAGCTGACACAGCTTCTGCAATTTGATCAGTTAGTGTCTCTGATGTTGTCTTGATATTGAACGTGCGCATTTTCCTACTGGAAGGTTCATTGCGTACATTCTCGTCCTCAAACATAGTCAATGCGACGTCAACCTTAGCTACAATGCGATCGTGTAATACCAATTCTCGTGTAGCGACTTCAATGCGTAATGAGAAACTAAGGACAACACGGTGTCCGTTGATATTGAAATCTTTGTCATGACTTGTTGTCTCATAGAAGTCATATGTGTTGCCTATGCCTCCTCCGATGCGATTGATGTCATCGTTGAGGCGGGAGACGAAATATTCAAACGTAGGTGTTGTAGACATGATTGTATTTCTTTCTATGCGTTGTTAGTGAGGCGCACCCCTCACACCAAACATTAGATAGCGACGTAACAGTCTTTGATTTGATTAATCTCTGCTTCTTTTATGATGTGATTACGTACATTTTTAATCTGTTCTAGATCAAGTACAGCTGTAATTTCACCTAACCATAACAACGTATAGTTATTTGAATTACGTTGTTCTTCAAACAGGTTAGATAATTCGTCGTATTGACTTTTATCTATAAGATTGTGTCTAAGCAATGATTCAATAAGTAACTCACCACTGATAACTTCAAAAGGCATTCTCATTTAATTAGATTCTCTTTCTTCTGTGTTTGTTTAGGTTGTCCACTTTTGTTGTCAAACCAGACAATCATCCATGGCTCGTCATTATAATTTCCATTAAGACGACGAGTTATCCTCACCTGCATTACAGGTATGGAGTTTTCTTGGATGATGACCCTGTAACGGGCCATCATCTTAGCAGTCTTACCATCTCTATAAACAGTAGGAGGGCCGAATTCACGGCCCTCAAAGTCATAACACTGGTTTGTGTAACAATACGGATAGTTACCCATTACTTGTATCTACCTCCTCCCATCCAGTTGAGCGTGGCATTGGTGTGATTGCCGACACCCACTTATTGAATAATGCTTCATCAAATTCATTAGGCGCTGTGTTAATCCAATCATTAAAACCTTGCGCACTGCGTGTATTGTGAGGCACATGTGCAGTTGCAAACTTTAGTAGCTCACACAAGTTAGCTTGTGCTATGTGGTCTAACCTGCCTTCAAATCCGGGCTTGAGCATAATTAACCCGGCAAAGCCATCACCCGGATGGAGATGGCGATAAGCAAAGTTAAGAATCAATAGTCTGTAGTGTGTAAGGTCTGTCATGTTAGCGTCCTCGTAGTTCTGTGCGTAGTTGTTGCAACTCGGCTGCTTTGCGTTTGTTGTAATTGATCATGAAGTCGTAGAGTACATCGACATCATTGGTGTCTGGTACATCGTCAAACTTATCGCCCATCATCATGGATAGAAACTCCATTTGTGTGCGCCATGAATCGAATGCTTTGCGTTTCTGTTGTTTATCTGTCATTGTTTTACTCCTATTAGTCAACCACTACAATTCCGTGTACTTCAACTGCTTTGAGTTGATACACGGTGTCAATAAAGTCATTCATCCATTCTTTTAGTTGCATGAACGTGTAGGTCTGTTCAACTGTGTCAGTTGCGTACTCCATGTTTACTTCGTCAAGATAACCATGCGTTCTCAGCACCCATTTGCCATCATAGATGCTGATGTAAATGCTAAATAATGCTGGACTCATGCGTTCAAACTGCATAAACAGTTTTGTTTCCAATGTGCCATTAATATTGATGCGGTGTTTTGTGCGTCCATTTTCTGAGTTATGAAACTCAATTCCTGTAACTAGGTCGCTTGCTCTTTCATATGTCTTGATTACGTCACGTGCGTATTGTTGTGGGTTGATAAGTTTTGCGTACATTAATCATTGTCCTTGTCGATTTTATTTTGATACTTGTTCATTGAGTCAAAGAACCACCCTATTAGATAGAGTAGTGATGCGATAACGATTGCGATGCAGATGATAATTGAAATCATCTAACTCTTTTCCTTCTGTCGTATGCCCTCATACGTTCACCAACACCTCCTTCATTGCCACTACGCTTAAATGTATGAAACGCTTCTGGTACTTTTTCTCCGGTGCGGAGAAGATCTACTGGAAGTTCATCAAGTAATCCACCGCGCCATGTGCCATTGGATTTAAGTGTGACGCGTGGATACTTGACCATAATGCGATGGTCTTCAGGTCTTGTGCACCATTTGTTATTTGGTGCATCTAAAGAAACAACCACCCCGATAACATCGGGGCGGCGTACGTTTCTAACGCGGTCGTTGATACTAAACGGCATTGGTTTGCTCCTGCTCAGCTCGCTTGAGGAACTGTCTGGTTACGCGATTGATGATAGCGATATCACGTTGATGTACGTCATTACCCATTGCAGTCATGAGTTTTTCTTTCATCTTGCATAATCGGTAATGGTCAGTAACGTATGTGTTGAATGTGGACAATTGAAGACCAACGATTGAAGCAATAACAGACCTATCCATAAGGCCAAGCGCAACACTCCAGAGTGCGTCTTCAGCGGTGGTGGACTCGATGGTGATGATGCCAGTTCTCACCAGCACAGACCGTTGTGTGTCGCTCAGTGCCTCGATAGATTCGATGGACAGTTTCAACTTACTCATAGCTAACTCCTTGTGTCGGATACATTATATGTATTACATTGATTATTATTCAATATAATGAGGGGGGTAATATCCGACCCCTCCCCCCTATAAAAATTGGAGGGGTATAAAATTTGACCCCTCCATGACGATTGGTAACTATATGGATAATCTGTCCATATAGTCTTGGTGAGTGATGTCTTCCCACTCACCGTCATATCGATACAGGCGAATGTTCTGGTGATCATCCACCGAACGTGCAAGCGTTGGTTTGACAACAGCGGTGTTGTCCCATGTGGCAGCGTAATAGTCTTGGCGAACTCTGTCTGCGGTGTCTACATCCTCAAAGAGCAAGACCCAGTCTTGTCCTTTTGGGTCTTGATGTACAACGTATTCGCCTTCAAGATGCTCGTGATGCAGATTTCCATCTACTAACTCAATGGTGTGTGTGCCACCACCATTAACGAATATCGCAAACACATTGTTGAATGTTGGTCTTTCCATAATGAACTCCTTAACAGTGAAGCAGTGTTGCTTCAACAAACTCATCGAACGAACCGCCGAGCCACTCTGCAGTGACCCGGCCAAACAAGCCCCACTTGAACGTGAAGCTGTTATCAAGATTGTGATAGATCTTGACACGACGTTTAGCGCCACCACGGACGCTCAGTTGTAATACTCCTAAATACATTGTGTTCTCCTTAACCGATAGTGACCATGGCTACGTGCTCAAAGTCATAGGTGACATGTGAGCTGGATGTTCTGTCCCACGTTGAGCCGAGCAATTTGTATAACTGCTCTTTCTGTTCAAATGTGAGTGGTGTTTCCTCACCATCAGGTGCATCATCACCGTAGTCACGATGCAGATTGTAGAGTGGACGGTCTTCACACCCGAATGTTGCTTTACTAACCTTGAGCCATCCATATGTTGGGAGTAGTGGCACGATCTGAAGGACTTTGTCATACCGTTCTTGATTCCAGTATGAGTAACGCATTGTCCAATACTCAACGCGGTCAGGAAGGCTATCGATAAATGCCTTCCATGCCACATCATGCTCCTGACTGCAGCAGATGAGCGACCAATGACTTTCATGGTCCTCATCCACTTCTGTCATGGATGCTACCCACACAGTTGGTACTGTGATAGGCAGCGCAGGTTTAAGTTCAACGCCCCATTGATTCTTAGGCATTAGTTTTCTCCTCGTTGTGCATCTAACTCTTCGAGCGCAGCTTTATTAGCTGCAATGCATTGTCTTTCTTTGGCGATGAGTGCGAACCACTCATCCTTGAGAACAGCAATGCGATTGATTACATCATTACCGTCCATGTCGCACATGTGAAGATCCCAGCAGTGAATCTTTGCAACGTCCATGAGTTCTTGTTTACTCCCGTATGGAGTGTTGAACCATGTCATTACGCTAACATCGTATTTGTAATCATCGTAGTCGTAATCACATTGCACTTCTTCATTGTATAGAACTGAACTATTAGTGAAGCACTTACTACCCATTGTGTACCATTCGAGGGCCTCTTGAAACTCGTCATTCATGGCACAAACCAACCCACACTGGAAATAGGTACGAGCATCAGTTGTCTCGTAATCATCGTGGAATGGGCGGTTGTGGACGAGTTGCCAGAAGAATGTCCTTCTGGTTAGTGTAGTAAGCAACAGGTTGTTGATGATGTCGGCAATGTCTTTCTTGCCTTGCTCATTGATCACGTTGGACGTGAAGTTGATTGTGATATCCTTCTTACTCATTTTCTGTACTCCTATATGTTGAAAAAATAAGGAGGCTTGCGCCTCCCTATATTTACTTGATTGCGCTCAACGCCTCAGCGTTTGCGAGTTCGTCCTTCAAACTAGCGATGTGAGCATCACGCTCCCTAATTACCTGCTGTTGCCCTGCCATGAACATGACAGCGCCGATGCTAAAGATGAGCAAGATGATAATCATCTTGATACTAGTAGCCTCAAGGGCTGTAAAGTTCTTCATGCGCAATACCTTTTCCATTACTCTGCTCCTTCCGACGCAAAAAACTCCCACTCAATGTAGATACCAAGTGCAAAGAAACCATGTCCTGCACGGCAGTGCATGAACTCGAATGCAAAATCAATAATGTCACTATCAGTGAAGTTGATGTGGTTGCGATGCTCGCGTACTTTCTCGACGATAGCAGTACATACATCAGTTGGACTCATGCGAACACCAACAAAGAACTCACGCTCCCAGTTGCCGTCACGCAAGGTAATCTTCTTTGCAGTTCCCGCATTAGGGATATCAGTGTATGCAACACCGGGACCACTCAACATTAATTGCTGTGTCATTTTGTAAACTCCATATGTGAAAAAACCCTACCCAGCAACGTGTGCTGAGTAGGGTAATCGCCTTACTTGGCGAGGTTGCGACCTGACCGCAGTGCAGCCCTCTTGATGGCGCTGACTTCAGAGGTGACTCGCGGCTTCACCTCTTGACCCGAACCGATAAGCCTGTAGATAGACTTGATTACAGCCTTATCCATTGTGCCCGCCTCACAAGCCGTGTCTGCGATATTGCACAAGGTAGCGAACCCTTCAGACCAATCAACATCAACAACCGTGCCTGTAACCGTGCAAGTGTACGGCTGACATACAGACTCTGTCTGAGTGACTAACTTTAGGGTGACTGCATCGGCACAGTGCTTTCGAATCTGCTGTGCAACGATAGCGAACCCGCTTGCATCAGGCTTGATGCTGGTAACAGGTGCTGGTGCTGGTGTAGCAGGTGCTGGTGCTGGTGTCGATGTTGCGCGTGGTGCGCGTGGTGTACGTGAACGTGCCATAATAGTAAACTCCTTGAAACTAAAACAACCCGCTATGCGATGCATAGCAGGTAAACAACCAAACAACCAAAGTAAAACAGGGTGAAACGATAAAGGGTGTGAACGGTACACCCTGCGCATACCGTTCACACCCTGCAGGGAACGCACCGTGCGTCGCCTACACACATATTAGATAGAAAGCTAAACGCGGCTTAGATGCTACCCCTCCCCTCCCCCCTCCCCCACCCGCCATGGCAAACCCCTGCCCCCTCGATCCCGCTTAGTTACCGATTCCTAACCATATAATCTCTCTTCCCTTTTCTTTATTTCTCCCATCGGAGAAACTCATTTACCCGCGTAGAAAAATGGGTCCCATACAATTGTGGTACCATATGTTATACATATATTGAGGTGTGCCATGTTTTTGTTGACCCAGGGTAATGACAGCGAAGTAACGGTGCAGCAGAGTGCTAAGAACGGGTACTCCGTAACAGTTAGGCGTAAGGACGATGGTAATGTCCCTGAGTACCAGACCGGGCTGTCGCTTGTAGAAGCTGCCCAGCACTGTGCTAATCTGCGTAATGACGGTGTAAAGGTTCCTGCACGGTTTGTAATTGACTTCCTGATGATGGCACTGGACAGCATTGTCACCACGATCGGGGTTTCGGAGTAGTGGATAGCCTTGAAATTGTTTATTGCGGTCCTAAGTCTTGCGAGTATCTATTTAATCCACAACGCGCTACAGCGAAGGCGTCAGGAATAGATCTACAGTACATTGCTGAGCGCAACGTAACAATTAGGCCGGGTCAAATCATGCTGATTAACACCGGCATGAAAATTAAGCTTGAAGATGGCTACGAGGCTCAGGTGCGTACACGCAGTGGTATGGCATATAAGCATGGCATCGTTGTGCTTAATAGCCCCGGCACAGTAGATGCTGACTACACTGGGGAAGTAAAGACCATCATTAAGAATATGAGTGATGACACATTTACGTTTGTTCCCGGTATGCGCGTTGCGCAGCTTGTTGTTGCTCCTGTAATACTTTGCACTCCAGTAGTACTCAAGGAAGGTTCCTTATTTGAGGAGACTGACCGTGGTGCTGGTGGGTTTGGATCAACGGGGGTATAGATGGCGTACTACAACAACGATGAGTTGCAGCCAGTGCATGCAGCTGATGCGTGGAACCTTGACAGATATCTTTTTACTGCTGTGGCATATCTTGCTAGGGCCGGTAAGAAAAAAGGATCCTCATACGAGGAGGATGTGCTCAAAGCACTTTGGTTTCTTGCATATGCATTGACCAAGAATACAAGTTACTCTAAAACAGTTGTGCATGTGTGTAAAGGATTAATGCATGAAGATAAAGAAACAGAGGGAGATCAACTATCCGTGCATGTTTGTACTACGCATGACACCGGAGATGTTGGCCAATATCCAGTCGATAGTGTCGAAGAGGAACCAAAGCTGGTTCGTGAGAGAAGCGATAGCACACTACATTCACCATTTGCGGATCGTGTCACAGAGTGGCTCAAAGGAGCCATAGAATAGTTTGTAATCCTACTTAGCTCAGCGGTAGAGCCTCCGGCTGTTAACCGGATGGTCGCTGGTTCGATCCCAGCAGTAGGAGTCCCCCATGTATGTAAACGCACTGGGGATAGTGCCACTCTACGGTCCTTACTCTTTCTGCCGTAGGGTGGTATTATATTTTTGCCACCGAGAGGTGAGCATTGTATGAAAGCACAGAAACCTCCTCTTCTGATCCGACATACTCAAACTCTGCAAACAGAAAAGACCAGCCCTGTCACGCTGGTCTTTTTTGTTATAATCAACACATGTATGAATACGGAATCAAATTTAAACGAGTCATTGATGGCGATACTTTTGTTTGTGATATCGATCTTGGTTTTGGCATCTGGCTGGTGGATCAGCATTGTAGGCTCCACGGAATTGATACGCCGGAGAAAACAACGGCAGAAGGACAGAAATGTCTTTTAGAAGCTAAACTCTGGTTTGATGATGCTGCAGCTAGGCTTGAAAAATTCACAATCCAAGTAGAAGCTAAGGCTGACAAGTATGGGCGCAGGTTGGTCACTGTGCGCAGCGACAAGGGGTATTGCACACTTAATGAACAATTGGTGCGCGACGGACTTGCCGTACCATATTCTGGCGGAACAAAATCAACAAAGAAGGTAATAAGTGCGACAGTTATTATCGCAGATGCAACTTGATTCAATTCTAGTAGGAATCATAATTGCTAGTGGCATTATGTTTATCTATCAAAAGATTACTGACTATGGGAGTTATTTGAATTTCCGTAAATGGTGCAAAGAGCGCAACATATCCGATGATGAGTTAAACAAGAATAGTATCCCGAAGTATTACGCCATGTGGAGACTGTCTCAGTTAGATGGAATTGAGATAATAGAGCACAAAGGAGACAACGATGCCTTACGTAAATAAAGCTAGGCCATATAAAAAAGAATACGAGCAACAGAAGTCTCGTGGTGAACATCCTTTACGTATGGAACGACAACGTGCTCGCAGAGCCATGGATGCTAAAGGTATTGACCGTACAGGTAAAGATATTGACCACAAGAAGCCACTATCTAAAGGTGGGTCAAACTCCATGAGTAACCTGATCTTAAAGAGTCCATCTGCAAACCGATCGTATAGACGCAATAGTGATCACTCCGTCAAATAAAAAAGGCCCCTCTGTGTAGGGGCCTTTAGATTCGCTCGTCTCAACTGTCGCTATAGTGGCATGATGGGCGGACTTTTAAGATATCATCGCGTTTCATCAGTAATATACCATGTATTACATCATGGTACAATAGGCCATTAGCCCCGGTGGTGGAACGGTAGACACGACAGACTTAAAATCTGTTACCGCAAGGTGTACGGGTTCGAGTCCCGTTTGGGGTATGGAGGAAAGATGGCAGCTACACTCAAGTATATTCAGCCCGACGCAGAAGAATTCATGATTCATTTGGCTCGGATTTCATCCGATAATGAGAATAACCCTGAATATGAAGGCCTTTTACGTTACTGTATGCGTGAAGGACACTGGTCTGTGTTTGAAATGGTTGATGTAGTGATGGAAATTTACACGTCGAGGGCTATTTCGGCACAAATCTTGCGTCATAGGAGCTTCCATTTTCAGGAATTTAGCCAAAGGTATGCTGTCACTAGTAAAATTGAGTTAGATTTGCCGAAAATGAGGCGAAAAGGCAGCACTAATAGGCAAGGAAGTGTTGAATTTGAAGATCAAGAAACACAATTTCAAATGGATAATAAAGCACTTGCTCCAATTCTGGTTGCTATACGAGCTTATGACGATTTAGTCAAGCAAGATGTAGCATTAGAGAGTGCAAGAATGGTACTTCCACTGTGTGTTGGAACAAGACTCTACATGAAAGGCACAGTTCGTGACTGGATGCATTACTGTAGGGTTCGTATGAGTTCACATACACAGCAAGAACACCGTGAAATTGCAGAAGATTGCTGGAATGTGTTAAGTGAAGTACTTCCAGTAACTACACAGGCTTTCAATAAGTATTGGATGACAGAAGAAAAGAGCGCTAAGTAAACTAGCGCTCTTGGTTTTACTGGCTTTTACGTTTAGCCAGTTCGTTTCCAATCATTCTCCAAATGCGCCGTAAGTCGTCATCGCTTAACTCTACTAATAATCGCTGCACTGCAACAACTGTTACATTTTTAGCAATGAATGTTTCCGAAAAGTCAATTTCAGGAATAGCATTCTTGCTAATTTTTTTTACTACTTGACTAAACCAGCTCATACCATTATCTCCACTCTTATGTATTACATCTGATATAATCATCTTACCATGATTAATCAATGTACTATTGTAGGACGGTTAGTTGCCGATCCTGAGTCTCGTCAAACGCCCAGCGGTAAGTCTTTGTGCAACATTCGTGTAGCTGTAGACCGCAAAGGACGCGAAAAAGAAACAGATTTCTTTAGTTGTACTGCATTCGGACAACAAGGTGATGCACTTGCAGAATATGCACAAAAAGGACGTTTGATTGGTATTGTAGGTAAGATTCAACTTGAGCAGTTCGTCAATAAAGAAGGCGCTAAACAACAGACTGTCAAGATTATCGTTGATAATTGGCAGTTACTCGATTCACGAAAAGAACAAGAACCAATACCAAATCCAAAGCCAGCTGGTCAATTAAAAGTAGATGACATAGACGATCCATTTGCAGATAACTAAAAATTAAGTCCGCTATATGCGGACTTTTTTTATGTATAATGCTGTCAGGTGAATAAATGGGAGTTGTCAAAAAGTATCAAAATCCATCCGGTGGCCTAAACGCTGCTGGACGTGCTCATTTTAAACGCACGACTGGCGCTAATTTAAAACCTCCAGCACCAAACCCGAAGACAAAGGCAGACGCAGGGCGTCGTGCCTCTTTTTGTGCCCGTATGTCTGGGATGAAAGCGAAGAATACATCATCTAAGACTGCAAATGATCCTAATAGTAGGATTAATAAATCATTGAGAGCGTGGAACTGTAGATGAGAAAAACAATGGGCC